TCGAAGAAAGTACAGGTTGCTTTTCGCAAGTCTACCGTAGTTGGAGATATTACTAACTCTGATTACTTCGGTGAAATTGCGTCACAAGGTGATACTGTTAAAATAATAAAAGAACCTGAAATCTCAGTTAAGGCATATGCTCGTGGTACAACTATTCTACCACAAGACCTTGACGATGAGGACTTCTCGTTGACAATCGACAAATCAAACTATTTTGCTTTTAAGATTGACGACATTGAAGAGGCACACAGCCACGTAAACTTTATGCAACTTGCTTCTGATAGAGCAGCATATCGTTTGGCTGACCAGTACGACCAAGATGTATTGGGCTACTTATCAGGTTTTAAACAATCAGCGATTCACGGATCACCAGACACAGTTAATGCAACTGTAAATGGTTCTGTGGCAGTTTCAACTGCAGGAACAGATGAACTTCTTTCCAGCATGAAACTAATAAAAGGTAGTTTTGGTAACATTACTACTAGTTCAGCAGGGACTCACTCGATTCCTCTGACTCCACGTATGCCGGGTGCAACATCCTTGCCAACAGCTACAGCCTCACCAATGATGGTTGTGTCTCGTATGGCTAGACTACTTGATCAACAGCAAGTTGATTCAGGTGGACGTTGGTTAGTTGTAGATCCAGTGTTCATGGAGATGTTGCGTGATGAAGATTCTCGTCTTCACAATGCAGACTTCGGAGCATCAGGAAGTATACGTAATGGTCTAGTTGTTAACAACTTAGGCGGTTTTAGAGTATACAGTTCAAGCAACTTACCTGCAGTTGGTACAGGTCCGGGTACTTCTGGTACAGCGAACCAAATTGCTAACTACGGTGTAATTGTAGCTGGACATGATTCTGCTGTTGCTACTGCAGAGCAGATCAACAAAACCGAATCATATCGTGATCCTGACAGCTTTGCTGACATTGTTCGTGGTATGCACTTATATGGTAGAAAGATACTTCGTCCTGAAGCTATCGTGACTGCCAAATATAACGCAGCATAAGGGGAGATTAAAAAATGGCTACTATAACATCACTTTTACTTCCTGCAACAGGTAACTCCAACAGAGGACGTATGCCTTATCAAGTTGAGTTAAGTATTGACTTGACTGCACAAGCTATTGATTGTTCATCTGGTGACGTAGTACAATGTATTACACTACCAGCGAATACTCATATTCTTCATGCTGGTGTTCAAGTTGTTGAAAGCGCAACACAGAACACAGGTACAGATGCTACCGTAACATTAGGTGCAGCAGACGCTGACGAATATGTTACAGCATTTGATATTGATGGTGCGTCAGACTTGGCATATGCTCCAAGTGTTACACCTTCAGCAGAAGTTGTCCTGTCTTCAGCAGATACACTAGACCTTACATTTGCAGGTTCTGGTGCTACCTTCACAGCAGGTAAACTTAGAGTTTACGCTCTATTGATGGACGTTTCCGAACAAGGAAGCTCATCAGCTAATGAAGTCGATAGAGACACATTGGCATAATAAAAGCATATTGGGGGCTGGGTCTAACTTGGCCCCCTACGCTTATTTTAAAATTATGAAAGATACTTAGATGGCAGAAACATATCTAACTTTAACTAATAAAGTACTTGCACGACTAAACGAAGTTGAACTAACAAGTTCGACTTTTTCATCGTCTAGAGGTATTCAAACACAAGCTAAAACTGCTATCAATGAGGCTGTAAGATATATAAATCAAAGAGAATACAACTACCCTTTTAATCACGAAACAAAATCACAAACACTTACGGCAGGAGTAGTTAGATACTCATTACCTACAACCACTAAAGTTGTAGATTACAACACATTTAGAATAGTTAAAGATAGTGACTTGGCAGTTAGCGGAGGCCAACTTTCTATCTTAAATTATAATGACTACGTAAGTAGAGCCATAGAACAAGAAGATGAAATAACAACTACAACATTAAATGGATCACACTCTGACTCAGTAACTACACTAACACTTACATCAACTACAGGATTTGACTCTTCAGGTACTGCCCATATAGGTAACGAAATTATATCTTATACAGGAACATTAGGTAACGATCTTACAGGTGTAACACGAGGTGCAAGCTCTAGTACTGCATCTGCTCACGCTAGTGGAGTTACAGTTGCACAGTTTGATAAAGGAAGTGTACCTACTCACGTAGTAAGAACACCCGACAATAACTATTTAATGTATCCTTATCCTGATAAATCATATGTAGTAAAGTTTGATTACTTTACGTATCCTACCGACATGGCTGCACATGATAGTACAACAACTATACCTGACAGATTTGCTGCAGTTATAGTAGATGGTGCAACTGCATTTATTTATCAATATAGAGGTGAGCTACAACAGTACGGTATAAACTTTGAAAGATTTGAACAAGGTATAAAAAATATGCAGAGTTTATTAGTTAATAGATTTGAATATTTAAGGTCTACTTATATACCTTCAAAAGGTTATGTAGGAAATTCAAAAACAGTATTACGAGTTAATTAATGCCTGATCAGTCACAAGTACAACCGTTTTCTTTTAACTGTGAAGGCGGTTTAGTTTTAAACAAGTCTACGTTTATTATGGAACCCGGACAGGCACTAGAGTTAACTAACTTTGAGCCAGATGTTGAAGGTGGATACAGACGTATTAATGGTTTTAAACCTTACGTGTATCAACAAGTTCCTGAGACTACACTAAGTACTGAGCCTATACTAATGTCTGCACTATTTAATAACTATATTCTTGCTGCTAGAGGTGAGAAGATATATAGTTCAGCTAGTACAACACTAAGTCAAAAGATTGCTTCAGCTACTGGTATGACAGGGTCAGGTACTATTAATGTTGTATCTACTACTTCATTTAGTTCTAGTGGTACTGTAGGCATTAACTCAGAGATATTTACATATACAGGTAAGACAGCCACAACTCTTACTGGTGTAACACGAGCTACTAGTAGTACAACTGCTGCTGCCCACTCAGCATCAGATACTGTATCAGAAAGTTGGACAGTAAGAGATACAGGAAGAACATCTGCTTCTAGATACAGATTTGAAAGATTTAACTTTGATGGCAACGATAAGTTTATTTTTGTAGATCAAGTAAATGCACCAACTGTATTTAATGCATCTCTTTCTGCAACTGATGTTTCTACTTCTTCTGTATCAGGTGCTAAAAACGTAGCTGCATTTAAAAATCATATGTTTTACTCTGGAATGTCGAGTACTCCTCAAGAGATTGTCTTTAGTAAACCTTTTGATGAAGATGATTTTACTTCTGCTGACGGTGCAGGTAGTATTAAAGTTGACGATACAATTGTAGGAATTAAAGTTTTCCGTGAGGATTTATTTATCTTTTGTGAAAACAGAATATTTAAACTGTCAGGAACTTCCAGTACTAACTTTGCAGTTACACCTGTTACTCGTAACATTGGTTGTGTAAATGGAGATACAATACAGGAATTTGCTGGTGACTTAATATTCTTAGGTCCAGATGGACTACGTACTATTGCTGGTACTGCAAGAATTGGTGACGTTGAGTTAGGTACAATTAGTTCTAATGTTCAATCTATATTTAGAGAAAACCTTAGTGACTCAACAAACTTTACATCATTAGTAATACCTGACAAGACACAGTACAGAATATTCTTTTCTAAAGATGGTGGCGCACAAGCTGCTACATTAGGAGTTATATGTGTTTTAAAAGGACAGAACTTTGAGTTTTCACAAATGAAAGGTATACGTCCTAATTGTACAGATAGTGTTGTAGAAGCAGGAGATGTTATACCTGTACATGGTGGTTTTGATGGGTACGTATATAGACAAGACCAAGGTGATACATTTGACGGTACATTAATTCAAGCTAAGTATCGTAGTCCAGATCTTACCTTTGGAGATCCGGGCATTAGAAAACATATGCAAAGGGTAAATATAAATTACGCACCTGAATCAACTATTGACGCAGATATGTTTGTAAGGTATGATTACGAAGATGCAAACTCCACACGACCTGCAGCGTATGCGTTAGATAGTTTAAATGTAGGTGGTGTGTATGGGTCTTCAGTCTATGGCACAGCGTCATACGGTGGTCCTTCATCACCCATCGTTAGAAAATCAGTAGAGGGTTCAGGCTTTGCTGTAGCATTAAGAGTAGAAGATGGGGCTAATTCAACTGGTCCATATTCATTAAAAGGATTTCAAATGGAGTTTCAATTAGGGGCTAGAAGATAATGGGTGCAACCTATACAAGACAATCAACTTACGCAGATGGAGATACCATAACTGCGGCACATACGAATGATGAGTTTGACCAACTCTTAGCTGCTTTCGCATCAAGTTCAGGACACACTCACGATGGTACAAC